ATTCAATCTACTTGAGTGTTGAATGAATTAGTTTACGAATTGCTTCCTTGATTTCTGGATTAATTTCAATCTTCTCGCCCTTTTTTGATTTACTAATCGCCTTTCGACGCTTGTGCAGGAAGCGATCAGATTCATCTTCGTCGCCGTCGTTGTCGATGTCTTGGTCTTCGCGATCCTTCCACTTCTTCTTTAGGGCCTTCTTGTCAACTGCATCGAATCCAGCCTCAGCCAAAAGACGGTCAAGTAGATAATGGTCGAATGCCAACTCTTCATACTCTTCTTCAGTCTTTTGCTGCTTCGGCACATTCACAGGCTTTCCTTCTGACTTGCGAATCCCGTAATCATATAGTTTATCAGAAGTCTTGCCACTCTTGCGCTTTCCACGAACAACCTCGCGCTTTTGTTCTTTACGGCGACGAGTAATCTCGGCCGGGCTCATTGCTTCATTCAACAACACTTCATTATAGATCGCAACACTAGGGCCGTGATTAAGCTGAACTTCTGATCGCCCAGTATTATGAAAACCAGAAATCATTCCTGTTCTTCCTGCATGAGGTCCTTCTTGAACCGTAACCCCACCACCAATCAAGAGTTCATTACCAGATGAGTCGGTTTGCTCTCCTGATGTAACTTCCTTGACCGTGGCAAGCAGCGCATCTGAAACTAATTTTTTACCAAACATATTATTTACTCCTTAGACTTCCAATGCTTATTATGCATTTTCCATGCAGTTGCATAGAGAACCTCTTTAGACCGGTCTCCATATTTATCCTTAAACGATTCTTTATTCTTCTTAATAAACCTCTCAGCCTTGTCAGAGGGAGGAGCTTCTTCAGTTTTAATGCCCCTACTCGTCATCTGTAGCTTTCTGGTCTTTTCTCGTTCTTTTTGTAATTTATCTCGGGCTGTTATTTTAAATTGCTTGGCCTTTTGTAGTGCAATCTTATTTTTCATACCATCAGTTTTGCGTTTGGCTGTGTCTAGACGACCCTTTGAAGTCACGGTTTGTTTTGCGAGTTTGGCAGTCCCGACAACTGCTTTCCCTGCTCCCTTACCGGCAACTTTGACAGCACCAACAGCTCCCTTGCCGGCAAGTTTTCCTGCTCCAACAACGCCCTTACCTGCAAGTTTGGCGGTACCAACAGCTCCCTTGCCGGCAAGTTTTCCTGCTCCAACAACAGTCTTGCCCGCTACTTTAGCAGTACCAACCACAGCCTTTTTTACTAGTTTCGCAGCTCCGCCTAAAAGACCTTCATCGACTTCAGCCTTCTTCTTAGCCTTTTCTCTGTCTCTGATTATTCCAACATGCTTTTCTGTTGGTTTTTGATACTTACTACCTTGACCAGGTTCAAAGGCTTTCGGATCATCTTTCTCACCTTGAGATTCGGCCTTCTTCTTTAGGAATCGCTGGGCTGTAGTAAGGCCACGAGCTTCTTTCAGCTTACCAGACTTGCGAAGCATATCACCAACGGTTGCGCCTTTTGATACATTTTCGTCGCCTCTAACCTTTACACCCAACTTTTCTATTTTACGAAAAGTTTCCCAAGGAATTTTGGTTATGGGCTTACTTCCATATTTATTCATTAGCTTCTTGTATTCAGCCTTCTCTGATCTTGAGGCTGCTTCTTCAATAGGCTCGAATTCTTCGTTATTCTTCTGGGATGATGCATCTCGTTTCTTCTTTACTGCGGCAACTGCTCTGTCAATATCAACCTTTCGCCTTGCCCAATGTGCCTTCAGTTCATCGTCATTTCTTGCGCGAGGAACCTTTCCCTTGCTGTTGGCTTCTTTTCGTCGAGCCTCATATTCTGATGGAGTCTCTGCGGCTTCATTGCTGCTCTGCCCAGGAGTATCTTTCATATATTTCTTGCGTAATTTGGTTGTAGCCTCGTCGCCTGCTCCATGTTCTTCTGAGGCAAACATCTCAAATCGTTCGTCAATGTCATAAACCTCAGACTCGAAAGATTCGTTAATGTCATATTCTTCGTTCTTCTCCCAGTCAACTTGAGAACGCCAATTACCAGGCTTCTTTTTTTCATCTGGTTTTTGATCCTCTCGACTCTTGGCTTTAGCCGCAGCCTGGTCCTTCTTCTTTTGCTGACGCTTCTTCCAAACATGATATGCAACACCAGCAACAGCAGCCTTTCCTATTATACCAAGTTCGGCAATGAATTCTTCGTCCATTTCAGAAAGCGGTTCATCTTCTCGTAGGAGATGCTCTTCCCAAAGGTCTGCATCATTTTCTTTCTGGGCCTTACCTCCAGCCACAAACGAATTGACTCGCGCATATGCCCATTGGTCTGGGGTTGTTGAATTTTTCTTATTACAATCCTCTTCCCACGAATCCAATCCTCGTAGATATACTTCGGATAAAATATCATAGGCTATTTCTGTCTTCCATGACTTGTTAAGAAGCCCTTCTAGTAATTTATCTACTTCATTGCTATAAGGTTCATCTTCTAGCCCTTCGCGGACATCACCATCGAATCGACTGATCTTACCACCATGTTTCATTACAAGGTCAACAACTCTAGCTTCGGCACCAAATTGAGGAGTGTCATGACCAGAATATCGGTTCATTCTATCGACTTGCTTTACTAATGCATCGTCCGAACTCGTAGGAGATTCTTGCCCTGCGCTAGACTTACGAACATGGAATTGGACTTCTGTACCATCTCCAGATTTCCATGAAATATCAATCAGGCCAGTTTTATCTATATCAGAAATAAATGAATTAGTATATTCCGATGATGGGAACCTAGCCACAAAATTCATCTTCTCTGGATGGTCGTCTGCGGTTGAGAGAGGTGAAGTCTGGTCGGCCTCTTCTAATTTATGTTTGAGTTCTTGAAACCTCATGGTACCTGTCCCCTCTCCAAATATATATTTGCGATGTAGCAAAAGTAAAAACCTATGATATAGAATTTCGTCGGTTAAAATATAATCAAAGACTCTATCAAGACTCGCAAAAATTTTATTTCGTAGTAGTGGATTTGTTCCAGCCTTTTCAAAATCTCTAAAGGCTCGCTTGGTGAGAGGAATATCTCCTGTGCCTCCAGGAGCCAACCCGAATCGCAAGAGTCTGTTAAAGCGCGGACCAACAACCCCACCTTCGTCTTCGTTCAAAAATTCGACATATTCAAAAATACCGTCTTGTTCAAATCGCTCGTTTACTTGCTTGGCAATCTTTGCATTGGGCACGCCCTGTTTGAAACTAGCAAAGTCGCCTTTACCAGCAGCAGCACGCATTTTCGATGCGCTCATTCCTGACACATCTTCGGCATCGGGATCACGCTCTCCTGCACTCACTACATCAATTTTATCGAACGTATATTCTTTCTTGTTGTACTTGTTCAAGAGAGTCTTGAATTCATTGATTCGATCTGACCCGGCCAAGAGTGTCAGATTCTTATATCCTTCTGATTCAAGTTTTTGAACAGCCTTGATTAACGTATTAATCCCCTCATCCGAAGAGATTTTCCTGGCGTGCCGCGGAAACATCTTCCGCATGAACCGGACCTTCTCTTTGAAGGTGAGGGGATTCTTTTTTGGATCATTCGATTTTGTAGGATAGATGCGATAATCAGCGCCGCGCTTCTTTGCTTCTGAAACGACAGCCTTGATTAGCTTTTCATGCCCTGTGGTTGGAGGATTAAATCTACCCCAGGCTAGGACAATGGAATCTTTTTTGGCCTCATTCAAGGTGAGGTCCTGATATGTCTTCTTGCGCTTCTGCATTCTCGGGTTTCCCTTGGGCTTACCGGTTTACATTATATGTAGTTACTATTTATGTATTTGAGTTAATTAAAACCCAATTTCTTTAATTTTGAGATTGTATTTGCCGCAGACGTATGAACAATCCCCGTGCCACCCTGGCCTTTAAATTCATCAATATTCTTTGCATAATCATCAACGAGTATTGCGGGTCTTCCTTTATATGTAACATAGTCTTTCTTCTGGTCACGAACAACCAAATGGACTTTTGCAGGAGAGATTTTTAAGTTTTTAGCGACCCATACCTCTTTTCCCTTTTTACTAAATCCTTTTGGATCATTTTTAGGTCTTCGGTATGCAGACAATACATGAACTTCGTGGTTTTTAAGAAACCTCCAGAGCTTTTTTCCATCTCTCATCCAAGGTAAATCTGCCCAGAACTTTGGGCCGGCATCTGTAATCATATTATGTAATGTCTGATTTGACACCTCTTGAGGAACTTGACCTTTCTTGTTGGCCATGGATCTTCCTCTGGCCTTCCATGTATTAAGATCATACCCTCCGGTCAAACCCTTGACACCTTTGTTCAGATCCACTAGCACACCATCCAAGTCAACCATAATAATGGGTTGTTGGTCCTCTTGAGCAACCTCATGTATTAGTTGACTATAAGATTTCATTATAATTTCTTGGTCTGTCCCGGAGTTTCTATTTCTTTACCCTTAGACCTAAAAGCCTTGAGTCTTTCCTTTTCAGCCTTCATGATTTTCGGGAATAATTTCTTTGAAATCTTCTTGATGAGTGCGGATTTCTTTTCTAGCTTCTTGCTGACTATAATCTTCTGGGTGATTGATAATTGAGATTTTGATTTTCCACCCATCAGCTTCTTGGTGAGAATGTTCCGGGCTGCAAGAATCGCTCGTTTTGTCAACTGGTCGCGGTCGGCCATTCTTCGTTGTTTGATGGCCTTTTTTCTCTGAATCCTACTGCTCATCCTTGCCATTCTCTTTCCCATCTTCATGCGTTGGGATAGAGACAAGGCTTCGTCTACAGTTTCTAATTCAGATTCTTCTTGCCATTCGTCGAAGGATTTCATTATATTAGTTGCCTTTTATCCAAAATCCATGGGCCCTATTAAAAGTGGGCCATGGATCCTCCCCGGTATTCCATGATGTAATATAACTCCCTACTATTACATACTGTCCTTTCAAACTCATTTTTCCGCGTGGATCGCCTGGGGTAAAAACGCCACCAAGAGACGCACAGGGGGAGGAGGGATCAATAATGCGAATACTTACTACCGAATTCTGTTCTTTGGTGCAAGGAAGATCCTGACATATCTGCCAATAATGAAAACTCCCGCCGCCGGCCGTGGAGAAATTACCCAAAGAACATATCATTGCATTATCGGCCATGATTTTAAGGGCGGACGAAATACATTCAGAATTATTCAAACCCGTCAGGGTAGAGACGAATTGGTTCGTCATTGGTTCATTAACCTCGCAACCTACTTTTTCTGGAGTGCCATTATTGTTTTGATAAAAATGTCCATCAGACGTTTCCGGAGGACCGGAATCAATCTCTACTAGAAAAATAGCAGTTTGTCCTGGATATAATGTTTGTATTCCATCTGAATCGGCCGGCAAAAAATCATCATGCGGACCAATGGCATCCCCAGCGGCGGCAATCGCGGTGACGTTCGGCTCGCTCAATGCATCGGGTATAGATTTCAACCAAGTTGGTTTTACATTGGCATCATTCGTACCTGAAGCACCACTAGCATTCCCAACTGTCAGGAAAAGAAAAAACATAACATACAATATTACCAATAAAATTCTACTCATAATTCAGTTCCCCACAATCCATACACTTGCAACATCGCCAGCTTCCCCCGGATCTGTCGAACCACTTGAAAATTGGAATTGAATATAAATGGTTTGTCCCCCAATATTAAGCATATCATATGCATTAGTGGCCGATCCAGCTTCTCCACAACTTGTCGCTGAACCACTTTGATCAAGTACACCACCGACTGCAACAGATTTAAATAAAGTACAGGTGTTGTCTAGACATAATCGAACAGCAGCATGAGGGCCCGAATTATGGGCAACAACATCACCTAACTCTGAATCTATACACAGAACAGCAGTTGTAGGTGCAATTTTTAACGGAGCAGATGTGCAAGTAGATGCGGTGGTGTTCGTCAAAGTACAAGAAGTTTCAGTACCATTTACATTTGTAACCCATTCGCCGGCGGTCCCGGCGGGACTTGAAATTTCAAAATATGCTTTTCGGTTTCTTCTTAGCGTTTGTATTTTTCCACGAATAGGAAGTTCCCGGGTATCCGCCTTATCTACAAAATCATCCCCGGCCGAATTATATGTCCACTTATTCGCAGACACCGCATCGCCGTCGACCGCCTTCGCCACCGAAGGAATCAGCAAAATCCCCACAATCGCAAGGCCCATTAAAAATCGTTTCTTAAACTTCATTGTATTAATTCTCCTAGAAGGGTAAAATATTCTAATTCTATTTATCCTATTACTTGTCCCATTTTTTTAATATGGCATATATCCAAATAAGGAAGTTGTGTTTTATAATACCTACTCTTAACTGTACTTGTCACATAACCATTATTTTCACACCACAAAACTAAATTTTTGGTGGTGAACACATCGCCATTGATTTTTGTAATTTCCCAAAAAGAACTTCTGCCTGAATCTCTAATTCCTTTATTCCATGCAGATTGAACACCTTTCATTCCTTTATTCCAAGGAATTCTACCCTTGTTTGATTCCCCTATTTTGGCCGAATGTTCTTTGGTTCTTGGAGGTTTTGGCTTTCTCAGTTTACGTTTTGTTTCTTCTGAATGGGACCATCTTCTTCCTAATTGATTTGCTTCGCCTCCAGGTGTCATATTATATTCGGCATTTTCTGAAATAATATAATCATTCTCCTTTTGAAGCGCATCCTTTCCGCAATAAATTTCTTCAAGAATAAAGGCTTCTTTTCCATGTTTTCTCATTGAGGAATATAATTTAGACTTCTTATTCCTCTTAAATGCATTTGAACAATGTTGATACCATCTATTTTTAGGTGTAGTCGAAGTAAACCCCACATAGCATTTGTTGGTATTTTTATTTGTTAATTTGTAAAGATAGTGCATATTTCACTTAGACCAATTTTTTTGAGCCGTGAAATTATTGTGGCTAAAGGTGAGCCGATCCACAAGTTTGACTGCATTTCCCTTCAGTCTGTCTACGACCACATAGCCTTCGTCAGGTGTCACCTTGTATCCGGTCTTGGTCTTGATGAATGTCTTTGCCATTCGGCGTGCGCCCGTGTCTAGCTTGTTGACGATAAGATTCTTTGAGTCAAGAATGTGACTCTGGAACTCGACAACCTGACGAATGGTCGATTCGGTCTGACGAAACACCCGAAGATATTCTTTCATCAACTTCTCTTTTTGCTTCTTATTTTTCTCTTGCTTTACTGAACCAATCTGCCTGAGCTTCCACCATTCCTCGAAATACTTGGAATAGCCTCGTGTGTGTGCGCGAGGATCTTTGACCTTTTCCCCAGCCCGGACTAGCGTATTGTTATAGGTCTTGAATGAACCTCCTGCTGCGGAACCTCCTTCTAGAGTATTTTGTACATCAACAAAACTTTGCAGGTCGCGAGAATTAATCTTCTGGAACACCTTACCTGCACGGGAAAGATGTCTGGTAATTGCGGTTGTTTCTTTTTTTGTGAACAGCATGGTTCCGGAAACATCACGATATGATGCATCTTCAAACCAGACGTTCTTGGTCTTTGTTAAGCCAGAAACGCTAGCCCCGAACGAGGCCTTCATGTCTGCAAGAGTCTTACCTCCGGAGTATGTGGTATGCCAGACAATTCCTATCTTTGCAGAATTGATTGTTTTTGCCAATTGGCTCTGTGCAGGCACGGCATATATAATCGTGTTGGGTTGAAAGGTGATATAGTCTTCGTCACCAATCGTAGTTTTCTCAAGGTCGGATTGAATGAACATCATATCACCTTGAAGGACACCTTTGATTCCGATGGCTGGAAGAGTTGCAAGAGCAATTTGGAGCTTGTCGCGCAGCCCTCCTGAATAGCCATGCTTATCAAGGTCGGATTTGGACTTGATTAGCTTTGGGTTATTAACGAACACACCTTTTGTGCCAACAAAAAACTTCCCATCTACTGGGTCGATGCCTGCAAAGATCGCAGGAGCTCCATCCCACTTGACAGAGATGTCTACCTTACTATTTGACTGCCCTGCGAACATGTCGCGAAGAGACCGAATGAAGTTAATAGCTGCACGACCCCCAGGCACACCGAAGTTTAGAATCTCATCCTCGATGTGTTCAAGGTGAAGGTTCTTTCCTGGTCTGCCAGTAGCTTCGGATAGTATGTGTTGGGTGAATGATTGCATGATTATTCCTATATAAATTCAGTAATACTTCTCCCGGCTTTAGGATAAATGCTAAATCTTGCGCCAGTAATCCCGTGGTCTTTTCTTTTTAATCCCTTATACATAACCATCAAAGTTGGTGACCACTGTCCTGTCTGTCCCGTTCCCGCAGCAATATTATGTCCAGAGCCATCGAGTTCATATGTATTACTTCTTCTTACTCTGGTTAAAGTAATCTCTCCTTGAAGAACGAGATCACAATTATTGTCACCCGGTTTTCCACCATATGCTGGACCCCAAACGGACATCATTTTTAAATTACGACTTCTAATAGGTCTAGCCAATGTAATTCCCCTTGGTATTTCATTTGGATATATTTTTTTAACCGTTTCAACAAAATCCAAAACTTCTTGGTGTTTACTAATTGGTGCACCAGATACTTTGCCGTCTGCCATCTTTGTGATGCCCCCCCATTGACCAAATGCAGATGGAGAAAGTCCATCTTTATGAGATATAAAACATTTCGCGGTTTTCCCAGCAAGTAAATGAAAATCTGATTTTGGCTGACCTTCATCTTGTTCCGCTCCAGTTATACCTGTCCATTTTTTGGTTCCAAACTTAACCGTAATGCTAGGACTTTCCCCACCAACCAATTTTAAAGCATTTTCAATTTGAACTTTTAATTTTTTTACTTGAACATCTTCCTTTTCTGTCATACTAACACCGGGTCTTCCACCAAATTCGGGACCCTTTTCTAAATGACTCCATTTTATTTGTATTACAGTATTAGACCTTCCACGATATGCAGGAAAGAATTTTCCTCCCCGACTATAATATTTTTTGACACCTTCAATATTTCCATTTCCGCCCGATCCAAAAAGGTCCGTTACAAACTTCTTATGTGTCTTAGAATCATGATATCCTAATATTACGGATTTCCCGGCACTAGGTACTAATTTAAATTCAGCTTTATTTACAATTTTATCTTTAAAATTATTAAAACGATCTAATTTTCCTGTAAAATCGCTAATACTAAGAGCAGCCATTTCTAATTATCTCCTTATCAGTATTTATAAGAAATTATAGGCTCTCTTATCCTCTCCTGAATATACCACTCCCCTAATGTCTCGAACGTATCAATAACCCGCTGACATTCTATGCCTCTTGTTCAATCCAATATACT